ACGATGTTGACGCGGATCAACCGTTGCTCGGAACCAAGCTCCATCTCAAATTGCGGCAGACCCTGACCGACGCTGGCGCCGATGACGAAGTCCTGCAACATGGTCGGCGCTTCGATCCAGGTGGCGCTGCCGACGTGGGCACGCTCCTGCATCGTCTGCATCGGATCCTTGATGGGGGTGAACGGACGGCCTCGGCCGTCTCCACCTGGATCGCCGTAGGCGCCGACCCCGAAGTCGTTCGGGATGTCGGTGTCGGTGGCAACGCCCTCTTCAAAGCGAAGAGGTCCGCGCCGAGCGAGATTGACGGCGGTGGCTGTTTCGTAGCCCGTTTCTGGACGGTAACTCATGGTTGGCCTCCTGGTAGCCGGATATCACCGGAGCATAGTCCTATACCAGCAGGCAGAAGAGTTATCTCTTCCCTCGAGCCTGCTCCGCCTGATCGACCCGAACGTGGTACGGGAGCTTGCGATCCGCTGCCTGTTGGGCGTGAGTCATGCCTCGGTGGTTGAAGTCAGCGGAGCGGACCTGCTGAAACGCCATTGGGCCGTTGGTGATCTCCGACGTGGTGTCGTGCCACACCCTCGACGCCTTCTCGCGCAGACCGGGCTTCGGCAAGCTCTCCAACGGGTTGACCTGGCTGTGGAACGCCTCTACATGCGGCTTCCGGTCCATGACCGGACGCTACTACCGGTAGAAGGGCGAGTCGATGACCTCCACCAACGGCACGGAGTCGCCGATGGTGCAGGCACACGCCAGGGCGAGGGAGTCGACGTAGTCGTCGTGGGCTTCCTTCTCGTTGGGCGCTTCGATGAGGAGGTGCTGGCCCTTCATCACCTTCTCGGCGTCTGACATCTGCTGCCGGAAGCGGCGCCACACCCGGGTTCGACGCGCCTTGGAATGACCGGGGTACACGATCATCTGGCGCTGCATCAACTGGATGAGGTGCTTCCACCGCTCGGACTGGGTCTTGGCGTCGGAGTTGAGGGGGATGACCTCGCAGCGGGATCCCATAAGGCGAGATATTCGGTCAGCGACAGCCGAACCCATCCCCTGGGCGTCAACAGCGATATGGGAGATGACATAGGGGTCGAGGAACTCCATAATCTCGAAGTACTGCTCCTCCCACGCGGTGTTGTGGATCTCCATCCAGTTGAGTACACGATGCTCACGGTACCCAGCCGGATCGGGGTGGTCCCAGTCCACCCAGCACACCGTGACGACGGTAGAGTCCTTGACCCTGGCCGGGTCGATGCCCACCACACATGGAGTGCGGTGCCACGCCTTCATGAGGGGCATCGACCGGTCAGCGAGGGCGTCAAGCTCGTCCTCGGTGATGAGCATGCCCCGGTCGAGCATCCACTTCAGGCAGTAGGACATCTGGAACTCTTCGGAGTCCTCACCGAGGCGGTACTTCTCCTTCTCCACGAAGAGCTTGTACGCCCGGTTGTACTTGGACACGACTTTGTAGTCGTACTCAAAGTGGTTGGTTCGGCGACCACGGGCACGACGCTTGTTGAGGTTGATGGCCTTGTAGAAATCGCCCTTGTGGTAGCCGGGGGTACCGATCTTCACCATGGAGCCACCGGTTGAGGCGAGCATCGGGTGGATCGACTTGCGGATCACCAGTTCGTCGGCATCCTGGCACTCGTCCACCACGATGATGTGATACGTCGAGCCTTCGATCTTCGCTCGGGGGTTGGCGGTCTGACGGCGGCACTTGGAGCCGTTGGACAGCTTCATCTCGCGTGACTTGGCGTCCAGGCGAGTGGCAATCTCGGGATCGTTGAGGAAGTGACCGGCCCGCTCAGAGGAGAGGCGATCGATCAGGCGCCGGAAGACGATCTCGGACTGCTCATCGACCGGTGCGAACAAGCCCACCCACACGCCGTTCTTGAAGCGCTCCAAGATGGGATACGTCTTCGCCAGAATCGGGAAGAGGATCATCACACCGGCCAAGGTGGTAGCGACGACCTCACTCTTCCCGCTCTGGCGGGCGAGGAGACCGGTCATCTCCTCGGCGTCCTGCAAGATGAGGGACTCAATCATCCTGTAGGACATCGCTCGCTGGTAGGGGTAGAAGTCCTCCCCCCACAGTTCCTCACAGAAGAGGATGGTGCGCTTGACGAGTTCGTCCACGAACCCTGCCATCTCGGGGTCGAGGACGATGAGTGTCTCATCCTCGGCTTCGGTGTTCTCGCCCTCATCCTCCTCGGCTTCCGCCGCGAGCATCTCCTCCAACTCTTCGTCAGAAGGTCCGTAGCCGAGATCCTCGATCTGGATGGTCACACACGAAGTATGTCTTATCCCGATATCAGTCGGTGGTCTTCTGGCGAGGTATCACCCGTTTGCGGGTGGGAACCGGCTCAGTTGGGGCCAAGTTCCGAGGCTTGTGGCCGCTCCGCAGCGCAGCAGGACAGGAGTCCAGGTGATTGGCGAGGATGCGATCCATGTGGCGGGGCAGGGCGTTGACCGTCCCCTTGCAGTACTCACAGAGATGTTTCACGACTCGTACCACTCCACGATGTCCATCGCCGTAGCCATCCGCAGCGAGGCCGACGAGGCCCGGTCGTAGTAGCCCCTGCACACCGGCTCGATGTCCTCATCGCTATACAGGTGGTGGTGACACGGGATGCAGGTCTCCGCCCGATCTGCGTCCCGTGTCATCTGATCCACCCGCTCCTGGTCGATCCCGATGAGTCGGTTCGGCCCGAAGATGCATGTGGCGCACTTCTTCTTGCGGACATGCACTCGCCCGTCCACGAAGGTCTTCGTCACGTCAGTCCTCCACCTTGAGAGGCTTATTGGTCTTACTGCGCTTTATGGTCGCCTCATAAGGTGTTACTGACGGGTAACGGGTGGTCATGTCGGGGGTGTACCAGACCTCGCCGCAGTCGGAGCATGTCCAGAGCACACCGTTCCAGTCGCACCATCCGAGACAGAGCGAACACAAGCGCATCATGGTTCGTCCGTTACTGACGGGTAACGGGCCATCACGTCGGCCACGGCTTCATCGACTGCTTCTTGTGAGCCGATGCCGTCGCGCTTGTTCATGATGCGGGCGAACAACCGTCCGTACTGGTCCACCTGTTCTTCGTTCATCGGTTGCACGACGAGCCATTGCCGCTGCGGTGGCAGGAGCGACCCCGGTTCATCTCTGAGCAGTTCGCCAATGTGCTCGGCGCATGACCGGTACATCGGTGCCGGGTAGCGGGCGTGCAGAGGGTGAACGTTCTCACCCTGGTCGGCGTTGTAGCTGGCGTAAGCGCGGAACACGACGGGCGCACCACAGAGATCGCAGCCGGTGCTCATTGCTGGTCGCACCAGTGGTAGTGCGATGGCGTCGTGTGAGCGCAACAGCGGTGGCGTTTGATCGGGCCGAACTCGTAGCCCTTCCATCGGTTCTCGATCGCCCATCCGAGATGGCGTGGATGGTGCAGGTAGTACCGGACTCTCACGATTCCCCCTCGGACGTTACTGACGGGTAACCCTCGCCCCATTGTCCGGTGCCGTTGAGCAGTGCCTCCTGATCCATCACCATGCCCGACTTCGGGCTTCTGCCAGGCAACACGCACCCCGGACAGGTCACGCGCTTCTCCCAGCCGGTGACGGCGAGGTCGTTGATCGACTGCTTGGAGTTGATCTTGATGGTCACGCCGCAACGGGTGATGACCTGATCGCCCTTGCGATCCTTGAGCATGTGGATGTCAGTCATTCCGGCACCACCGCAGTCTCAGCGATGTCGTCTCGGATCTTCTTGTAGTAGGTGGAGGACGCCCGGTGACAGGCATCGCCGCCGCAGCCCTGGCGCCGTCGGTAGAGAGAAGCATCGACGCACTGATCCGAGTCGATGTCGGGATGCAGACCACAGACACCTTCGGCCTTCACCAGCAGGGTCTTGCCGGGGCGCCCACCCTTGTTCTTCGTCTCCAGGTCGAAGACCCGCATCAGCAGGTTCTCAACGTGGGCTTCCAGCATGACAAGACGGGCCTCTTGGAGACTCACGACAGTGGAGTGTTCAGGGTCGGCACTACCGAGATCTCAAAGACGACGCCTCCCGGCGCCAAGCCGTACATGACCCCCTGCTCGTCTACCTCGGGGTGCTGCCACTGCACGTTCTCCCGGTTGCCGAACGTGTCTCGCAACCCTTCGACAAGATCGACCGCCTGGTCAGAGGTCTTCGCCTTGTGCGTTCGCACGACCTCCATGTCACCGATGGCGCCCTTGGCGATGGTGATGGTGTAGTGGTCGTAGGTGGCGAACTCAAGATCGAGTTCAAGCTGGACGGGTTGCGGGGGTGGGAAGGCTGCTTCAGTCATGCTGCAAACTATATCTCAAATAGTTTGCAGCTCCACCTTCCGCTGTAATGCCCGTATCGCAGCTAGCGCCTGCTCGTTCTCCGTCTCAAGCCGACTGAGAATCCACCCCTGGTCCAGTTCCGAATGACTCAGGCCACGGAACAGATCCCCACTCCTCATCATCGACGCCTCCAGCAGGTCCACCAGATCCGCTCGGCTGAACGAGTCGTACCGACTCGTTGTCGTAGTACTCGTCTTCGGCTGTTTCTTCGCGAACACCCCAAGCTCCAATCTCGTCGGCGTCAACTCCTAAGTCGTAACGACGCGCTTCACTCTCATACCGGTATATGCCCAGGTGCAGGAAGTGCTTGTGCGATACCC